TGACTTCAAATCAAAATTAAGAGGTGGTGGCGCTCGCGCTAATCTCTTTAAAATAACGCTTAACTTTCCTGTTTATGCTGGAGGTGATGTAGAACTTACATCATTCATGTGTAAAGGTGGAGCAATGCCTGCTTCTATCGTAGCACCAATTGAAATTCCATTCCGTGGACGTCAATTGAAAATTGCTGGTGATAGAACATTTGATCCTTGGACTGTTACTGTTTTCAATGATACGGGCTTCGAAGTTCGTGATGCAATGGAGCGTTGGATGAATGGTATTAATTCCCATTCACAAAATGCTGGTATTACGAATCCTATTGATTATCAAGCTGATCTTATTGTTGAACAGCTCGATAAAAATGGTGACTCGATTAAACGATACGATATTCGTGGAGCATTCCCGACTAACGTTTCTGAAATCGAACTAAGTTACGATGCCAATGATGCAATCGAAGAATTCACTGTTGAATTCCAAGTGCAATATTGGGAAGCAAGAACAACTAGTTAATTTAATTGGGTTACAGGGCATACGTCCTGTAATCCTCTTAAGATAATTGGGTTATATATAGATGTATGATAAAATATTTTACTGAGCATCCAAGAAGTGTTAATGAAACATATATTCAACACCTGTTTCAAACAATAAAATTTGCTGGTATATTTTTTTTATCAGGAGTTGTAGTAATAATACATGGCGTATTTCCGTTTGCATTTAGCACAACTGCAACAGAATTACTTTTAGGTTCGTTAAAAAAGGCAAGACCGGATCTATTTGAAAAAGATAAGGATTAAAAATTGGCTAAAATATTTGGTTTCGAAATCAAGAGGGCTGGTAAAAATGGTAATAATGTTTTACCTTCTGTTGTACCTCCAGCAGGTGATGAAGGTGCTACATATATAACAGCATCAGGTTCACGTACAGGTCATTATCTCGATCTTGATGGTGATAAAGCCGTCGATAGTTATAACCTCATTCAAAAATATAGAGCAATATCACAATATTCAGAAGTTGATAATGCTATTGAAGATATCGTAAATGAAGCAATTGCTCTTGATCATGATAATGAAATCGTAAGTCTCTATCTTGATAATCTCGAAAATGTATCTGATAATCTTAAAGATGCTATGCGAGATGAATTTACTCAAATATTAAATATGATGAACTTCAATAATTATGCTCATGATATTTTTAGACGCTGGTACGTTGATGGACGAATTGTATATAACCTTGTTGTTGATCCAAAGAACGAAAAAGCCGGTATCAAAGATATACGGCCAGTCGATGGCGCTAAAATACGTAAAGTAAAAGAAGTTGATACGAAAAAAGATCCAGCAACTGGAGCCTCAATTGTAACAAAACAAACTGAATTTTACATTTATGATGATAAGCCAGATTCTACAATTAAAAATACTCAGAATGCGATACGTATGTCTGCGGATTCTGTTGTTTATGTTTCTTCTGGTCTTACAGATTCAACATCATCACTTGTACTTTCTTACTTACAAAAAGCTCTGAAGCCAGTAAATCAACTGAGAATGATGGAAGACTCTCTTGTTATCTATCGTCTTGCTCGAGCACCTGAAAGAAGAATCTTTTATATTGATGTAGGTAATATGGCTCCAGGTCGTGCTGAAGGTTATATTAAAGATATTATGGCTCGTTACCGTAATAAGTTAGTATATGATTCATCGACTGGTGATGTTCGCGATGACCGTAAACATATGTCATTGCTTGAAGATTTTTGGTTACCTCGTAAAGAAGGTGGTAAAGGTACTGAAATAACTACTTTACCAGGCGGCGAAAACCTTGGCCAAATTGATGATATTCTTTATTTCAAAAAGCGTTTATATGAATCTTTGAATGTTCCACTCTCAAGATTAGAACAAGATAATGCTTTTAGTTTAGGTCGAACATCTGAAATTACTCGCGATGAATTAAAATTTCAAAAGTTTATTGATCGTCTACGTAGAAGATTCTCTAAATTATTCCTTGAAATACTTGAGACGCAATTGATTCTAAAAAGAATCATTACTCAGCAAGATTGGAATAAGTGGCATTCAGATATTACAATTAATTTCTCAAAAGATAATCATTTTGCAGAATTAAAAGATGCGGAAATTCTCAATGAAAGAATCAATACTCTACAGCAAGTAGAACCTTATATTGGTAAATACATTTCACATGAATATGTAATGAAAAATGTTCTTAAAATGGATGAAGATGAAATCGAAGATATGAGAAAACAGATTGATGTTGAAGCAACAGGTAAATTCTTTACTGAAATTAGAGATAGCCAGGAGCTCTCTGATCGCGTTACGGCATTGAGCGATCTTGAAAGTTATATTGGCAAATATATTTCAGTTGAATTCGCAATGAAAAATATTCTTAAAATGTCCGAAAAAGAAATAGAGGATATGAAAAAACAAATTGAGGCCGAAAAAGAAGAAATGGGCTCTAATAATGATGATTTTTAAAGGAAATAAATTATGTCACATGAAAGAATAGCAGATTTTATTGATGATCTTGCAGCAAATAATATGAATCAAGCAAAAAATACGTTTAACGAATTGATTCAAGATAGGCTATCAATTGCCATTGATCAAGAAAAAGTAAAAATAGCAAATACAGTTTATAATCAAGCACCAACTACTGAGGTAGAAGCGAGTGTCGACGATACAAACGTTTAGTAATCATTTAAATACTCTTTTTGATATTGAAGATGAAGATACTTTAACAGAAGCAAAAGGCGATTCTTATCGTTTAGTAATTCTTGTTGATCGATCAGTTGATGATAAAGGCGGAACATCTGGAAAGCTGTATTCTACTGCGAAAAAGCTTGGTATTTCCGCATATAACTGTAGAATTAATGGTGCTTACGTTCAAAGAGATCCTGATACTCAAAAGATCACTCTTCATGAAGAAGGTGATGATAAAGGTTTTGAGCTAAATCAAAATACAATTGTATTTATCCGCGGTGATGTTACTTCAAGAGAATCTTACATGAATCTTATTACGCAAATTGAGCGTTATGGTATATCTTGTAACAATAGTCGTGATACTATTAAAACTTGTTGCGATAAATTTAGATCTTACTTAACACTTCAAGAAGTTGGATTAAACCAACCACGAACTGTTTTAATTCCTAATCCTGAAAAAGAAACTGTTAAACGAGCTCATGAGCAGCTTGATAGTAAATTTCCTATGGTTATGAAAACATTATCAGGGTCTCAAGGTGTTGGCGTATTACTCATTGAGACCGAAAGATCACTTCAATCCCAGGTTTCTTTACTTTATAAAATTGATCCAAATACGGATCTTTTATTACAAGAATATATTGAACAGGATTATGATGTACGTTGCGTGATCGTAAATAATAAAATTATTGGTGCTATGAAGCGCAATAAAATCATTGACGATTTTCGTAGTAACGCAACGCAAGGTGCTGAAGTTGAGTTAATAAAGCTTACTAAACTTGAAGAACAAGAATGTATTAAAGCAGCAAAAGCTGTTAATGGTCAATGGGTCGGCGTTGATTTTATGCCAGGTAAAGATCGAAAGAAAAATAAGCCATACATTCTTGAAGTAAATCATAGCCCTGGAACAAAGGGTATATCAGAAGCCACTAATAAAGATATAGTAAAAGAAGTATTGGAATTATATTACGATAAGGATATATGGCGTACTAGTGCAACTGAATGTGGTGTTCTTGAGACTTTTACAGTTGATGGTCAAAAAATGACTGGTAAATTAGATACAGGAAATAGTACATCTGTTTGCAGTCTTCATGCTGATGATATTAAAGTAGATGGAAAAGATGTTGTATGGACAATGATGGGCCGAGAGCATCGTAGACCCCTCTACCGAAAGGTCACATTGAAGAAACCGGCTGAAACAAGACCAGTGATATTAATGGATGTTGAGTTTTTGAACACGACGTATCAAGTAGAAGTATCACTCGATAAAAGAGTTCAAATACCATTTCTTATCAATCGCGAATTTATGCAAAGAGCAAATATTATGATTAA